TTTCTATAGATCTATATACTTCAACGCCTTCGTCAGTTTTGAAAAATGCGGCCATAGCGGAATATGGGTTTTCATCAAAAGGTACAGACATTAATTTTCTGTTATTAGATGCCCATGAAAAAGTCCGTTGATCCTGAGACAATGAAATTATGCCCGCTTCCGTAGCTTTTATGGCTACATTTCTAAGGCCTACGTTTTCGTCTTGAGCTAATTCTAAAAATAATTCAGGATTATTATTTGCAAACAATCTTAAATCTCTTTTTATTTCTTTTGAAGATAATTTATTAACTTCACTTCCTATTTCAACTCTTAGTATAGCTTCAGCATCGTCAACGTCCATATCTCTAGCAAATACTGCCGCATCAGTTTGCAGGTCAAGTAATTCTAAATCATCGTAAGCTTCTTCAACGGGATCATACTCTTCGTAAATTCTGCCTTTTAGCGGATGATATAAGGAAAGAAGTTTTTGTAAATTTTGTTGAGCTTTGGGAACTCGCAAGTCTCCATCTCTAAACATAATATGCCCTAGTGTAGCTTCCCCCTCTTGTTCACTTTTAAAAGGAGAATCATGGTTAGTAGCATATCTAATTTCTTTTTGAATTCCAGTTTCTTCGTCAAAATACAACAATGAGTGCTTTCTAGTATGCTTGCACGGAATAGTTAATGTAAGAGGAGTATGTCTACCTATTAGGTAATACAACCTGTCTTTAATTTCCCATTTAGGTTTTGTTTGTTTTTTTGGTGTTTCTATAACTGGTTTTTCTACAGCTACTTTTGGGGCTGTTTCTATAATTTGTTGTTCTTGTGCAGCTTTTTTAGCTACAGGTTTTTTATTTGCCATAATATAATATAATTAAATAATTAAAAATAAAGAGAGGACTCGGAAGCCCTCCCTTCTAATATTGGAATTATTAGATTCCTCTAAATAATACGAAGTTATTAGCTCCTTGAGTAATTAAACATCTTTCTGATAAGAAGTTAATTTCCATTGCATCAAGAGTAGATCCTGTTCCACCCCCTACTGATCCAGTCAACCAAGACTTCATTCTACGATCATCAGTTTGAGAAGCTCTGTATCGTACGTGCAAAAATGGACGACGAATGTTAGTTCCTAAAACTTGATCATAAACAGTTGAAGTTCCAGCAGGTACTAATACACCTTCGATTGAATTAACACCATTGATTGCTCCACGAGTAGACGCATCATTTAAGTATTTCCAATCTGTTTTGTAAAAGTCATAAGATCCTCTACGGAACCCACTGAATCCTAAGTTAAGTGCCATGTCCTCTGAATTTTCAAATAATCCAAAAGCAACCCCACCTGAAACTCCTGAAGAGATGCTTGCTAGCATATCATCAAAGTCTAAAGCAGTTTGACGGTTTAAGAATAACATGTTTTCTTCAATTGCCCCCTGAGTATCAAGGTTTTTAAGAATTGCATCAAACTCAGTTAATCCTTGAGCTGCAGTAAATCCAGTTTCTACGTTTCCTCGAGCTTGGATAGCAGCAAATAAACCTTGTGTTCCTGGCTGAAGTAAATTTTGATTTGCTCCCGCTCCTGCGTTTTGGTTTAATTCACCTTCTACCATTGCCATTTCTAAGTAATCTTCAAAACGCAAGCGAGTTTCTGAAGCAGCTTTCAAATACCAAAGGTATCCGTCAGTTCCATCTTCAGTTGCTACATTCACCCATCCGATCTGTGCAGTATCTGATCCAGATACAACATACTGATCTCTAATAATGATTGGAGAATTAGAAAATTGCGTTAATACAGGCTCTACACTTACTCTAGCCGCTGAGTTTCCAGCGCCAGCTCCAATTGTAGTTCCTTTAGAATAATCAGATCCATAAACAAATATCTTAAGACCTGGTGCATTTGCTCCAAAAGTCGCCCCTATGGTTAATCCGCTATAAAGCTGAACTGTTAAAGTTCCGTTTCCTGCAGCAGCACCTGAAGCTGTAACAATACCTTTTGCCTCTGTTCCCGTTGCAGGGTCAAGAATAACAATTGTATCATTAATAGATATTACATTTACAATTCCTGCAGCAACTGGTATTAACAAGCCTGTTCCAGCTCCACCACCTGTACCCGCTACGTTATCGTACGATATATGTAAACGATTTTGTTCAGACCAAATAACTTGATCAGATGTCATTGGCATTTCAGCACCAACCATTCTTAAAAATCCAGATAACGTTCTGTTTCCATAACGCTCTACTTCTGATTCGTAGATTTCTGGTAAATACTGCTGAGCAAAGTCAGCAAAGTTTCCTGGGACTCCAGCGGCTCCCCCGTTGTTATTCCATTGTAAATAATTTGTCGCAAGTACTGATTGTGTTTGCGAAGGGACTATTGCCCCAAATTGTGGTAATAAACTCATTTCTATTAATTTTTAAACTTTTTAATTTTTAGTTTTGCGGAGTCCGCTCCAGAAATTGATTTAACCTTATAGGCACCAAAACGAGCACTTTCAACAGGCGCCGCTTTTCTAGCTTCCGTAGATGTATTATTAGATTTGTTTACAACATCTCTAATAGCATCTGCTTTGCCTTGTTCGTAGAAGTGATTTGCTATTTTATCAGCATTTGCTCCTGCGTATAAAGCCTTGTGATACCCTTTAGTATCTTTAATCGTACCATCTTCCCCAAGGAACTTCCCTATGAAATTACCAATGTCCGATTGTTTTTCCCCCACTTGAGCAGCATTTTGAACCCCATATCTAAACTTTTTTTCTCCTAAATCGAAATCGAAACCTTCGAAATCTTTATTAAATAATTGTTCAGTTTGAGTTTTAAACTTCTCATGATTTTGGGAGTTTCTTTCCTGATCCTCCTTATATCGATTAAAAAAGTCCGACGCTTTTTGTTGATCCTCCGAAAGACTAGGCGACTTCAACTTGATGTCGTCATAATATTTTTCCTTAGTATCTTCTAAAAACTTACGTGCTTTTGAAACCTCTTCTTTATATGCGAGTTTTTTTCTTTTGATGTCTCGCTCTTCATCAATATCTTCATCAAATGCGAAAGTGTCCTCGATCATAAAATCAATTTCTTCTTGCGACAAATGAGGTTTAGTACTTTTATAATATTCTTTTACTAAGACATCTCTATCAACATCTTCATAATTTGTATTGAGCCTAATGTAATCTTGCATAGTCCCACCTGTTTCTTTCATAAAGTCTACCAGTTTGTTTATATTTTCTGGCAAATTATTTTGAATAGGTTGAGATTCTACTACCGGTTCTTCAGCTTTTACTTCTACTTTTTCTTCTTCGGTAATTTCTTTAATGACTGGTTCGGGCGTTCCTTCCCCCACTTCCTGTACATCTACGGCTGGTTTATTGTCATCCACACCATCTGTGCTTGACTTTTGAACGGCATCTTTTTCTTCCTTAGGAATTACTACTCTAGTTACATTACTAGGAACATCTATTAAAGGTTCCCTATTTTTAGCCGCTAATTGTTCGTCGGTTAGCTTTGGCTTGGATTGGATCTTAAAAGATCCTTCCGTTTTTGTTTGTTCATTCATGATATAATATTATATAATTATTAAATACTTACTTAGTTAGGATCAAACGAAGACAGATCAAACCCACCCATAACGTCATTGCCTTGAGACTCAAAATTCTTAGGCATTCCTTGTGTTTGTCTTTGCTGTATCAATTCGCTTTGCTGAGTTCCCTGTATTTTTACCCTTTTGTCTTTTCTATCTTCTATTTCTGCTTCTTTTTGTTTAGTAGCGCCTAACTGAGCTTGAGCTAATTGCATACTGTATTCAAACTCTGTTGCCATTAATTGTTTCTTTATTTGAGCTTCTCTTTCCATCCTTTGTATTTCGAATTGAGACTTAGCTTGTTCTATAGCAACTTTTTCAGAGGTAAGGGCTTGTTGTTTTTGCACTTCTGCCATTGCGGCTTTTTCAGAAGCCTGAGCATTTGCTTCTGCTTGAGACTGTATGTTTTGTTGTGTTACGGCTTGAGCTTGCTCTTCTTTTTTCTTACGCTTTATTTTTAGCATTTGATTAGCTAACTTAATATTTTTTATTTCCCGTATATCAATAGCGTCTTCTATATCAATACTTCCTTGTTGTAAAGAAGCATTTATATTAGCAGCTAATTCGGCTTTTTCTTCATCATCAGGCTCCATTGCTAAGTATATGCCAAAATCATGAAGGTTTAAATTTTGTATTTCATTTAATGTTTCTACATTAAAAGTAGATATACTATTCATTAAAGAATTTCTAGTAAGAGGAAAATTTAATACATCAGCTATTTTTAAAGAAATGTTTTCGCAAGTACTTAAAGCTAAAAATAAGCTAGCCTCTTGAATATGTCTAGTAGCTACGTTAGAAGCGTTAGCTGCCATTTTTTGCAAACCAACTAATGCATCTGCGGAAGGCAGAGATCCATCTCTGGCTTCATTTAATCCTGTAACGTCTCTAATCATTTGCATATTATAATTATACGCTGTAATAAGAGATTGTATTTTACTCATGCCATTAGAAGAACTTAACTCTTGTATAGGGACTTTACCCCTGTTCATGTCCCCATCTTGAGTAAGGGATCTACCTACAACCGAACCGGTTTGAAAATACATGTTTAATGCCTCTGCTGGATTGTAGTTTGTTCCATTTCCTAGGTCTACTTCAGCTAATCCGTCCATGTCTAAAAATATACCATCGGGAACCATCCTAGATAAGACTTGTTGTATTTTTAAGTGAGTTAGCTGTATAACATCCGCAAAACCTATACATTTGCTTATTAATGATTGTATTTTTCCTTTATACATTCTAGGAGCACACAAAGAATAACTCATTTCAACTCTAGTTGTATCAGCTAAAGGTCTTGTCATGTTTTCTGACATCTCCCACTTAAGCATTATATCGGTTCCTATGATCTTTGCTCCTTCGTACAAAACTTCTATAGACCTTGATACTCTTTCAAAGTTATCATTTGGAGGAGGATTAAACTCATCAGTTTTTTCAATAGCTTTTTCTAAACCTGAATCTGTTCTTTTTATTTTAAATACTTGGTCAGTATAGGTTTTATATTCAAAATATAACACCTGAACA